GCCGCTGTTATCTCCGGGACATTTCAGCAAAACGGCAGACCGCTTGAGCATATTGTCGCTGCCGTCGGGTATGGAAACGGCAAGGACGGTTTTTATTTTATCATTGACGATCCTTGGGGCAATTACCGCAGCGATTACAAAGATCACAACGGCAAGGGAATCAAAATGCCGCTTGAAGATTTTAACAGGATTATGAAACCGCGCGGAGCTGCAAAAAAATGGGCGCATATCGTGAAGAGGTTTGGGGGTTAAATATGGGGAAGGGAAAAGCTTTAATAATAGGCTTGATTGTAATTTGTCTATTCGGTGTCGTTAACTTTTTTAAAGCCGATTATCCTGCGACGCAGTATCTTACCGCAGTAGTAACGCTTATCACAGGTTACTTCGCGATACAAGTTGCGAATAACGGCGTTAAGGGAAAATTCTGGAATCATGATATGTATCATCATGAGCGCGGCGAAGAGCCGGACAGAGCCGTCGTCAATAAAGGAGGCGGTGGTGAAGTATGTTATTAAAAAGATTCTTTGCGTTATTCTTACTGTTTTGTTTTTGCTCGGCATCAGTTTCGCCGTCAGGTTTATACTTGTCGGAAGCGGAAGTGCTGGCGATAAGGGAGGAGCTGCACCGGATGTCAGCGGATACGACACGGCTGCAAAACGAGTTGAGAGCGCAGCGGCAGCGGTCGCAGGCGTTACTCGAAACGTCAGAGAAGCTTCAGGAGAGGTTAGAATCAGTATTAATGATGTTGGAATCATCCGAGGCGCTGCTTTCGATATCGCAGACGGAACTGTCGGCGCTCTTGCCGGAGCTGACAGGATTGCGGATGGAATACAGTTTATTATGGGAATCCTTGATGATGCAGAAAAACGTAACACGGAAATGGAAGCGATGGGCGATAGCAGGCTGGATTAGCGCGGCTGTAATATTTTTGGGAGGAATTATATGGAAATAAAGTACATTTTGACGGCGGTCATAGGGCTTGCGATGAGCTTGATTGGTTTTGTGACGGTGTGGATTAAGATCGGTCATAACAATGGACGAACTGAAGAGGTCATCAATTCACTTAAACTAAAAACCGAGGAGAACGAAAAGAGCATCGCGGAAATAGAAGCCAAAACACACGGACTTGAACTTCGTATAGCGGAGTTTATGGGTGAGATCAGAGTGAAGTTTGATTACATCAAAGAAACTGTAAGCGATCTGAAAAAAAGGAGCTAGCGATGCCGCAAAGAAGTAAAATCGAATTGCAGGGGCTTGTAGATAAAGTTGTTTACATGTACATCAATCAGGGCAAACGCCAGCAGGACATTGCAGAGGAGCTTTCAAAGCAGGGCTTTCAGATTAGCAAAGGCGGCGTTAACAGAGTCATTAAAAACCACGCCAAGCAACTCAAGGATTTAAAGGAAAAACAAAACTGGGCGGAAAGCCTGATTGCCGCGACAAATAAAACGCCAAGGCTAAGCATCGCGGATGCGGGGCTTCAGATCGCTTCCATGAAACTGCTGGAAGATATTTCGGAAATGGGAATTGAAGACATGCAGGAAATTGATACGGAAAAAAAGATCGCATTGCTTACAAAAGTATCAAGGGCGATCGGTCTTGCCGCGAATGTGGAACTTAACTTTGAGCGCGGACGCAAGCAGGGACTTTTGGACGCAGGTAAAAAACTGGAAGAGGTTCAAAAGAAGCTCGATATTTCCGATGAAAAAATGGCTTACATCAGAGCCGAAGTGTTTGGTCTTAAAAAATGAAGCTGTCCAAAGAAGAGCTGCTATTGCCTTTCCAAAAGGAATGGATAGAGGATGACAGCCCTCTTAAAATATGGGAAAAAAGCCGCCGTATCGGAGCATCATGGGCTGAAGCCCTGAATTCCGTTTTACAGACGCAAGGGTCCAAAGGGCAGAATACATATTATCTTTCGTATAACAAGGACATGACACGTCAGTTTATTTTAGATTGTAAATTCTGGGCTGAAATTGTTAACGCCGCGGCAGGCGAGCTGGAAGAAGAAATCATCGAAGAGAACGATCGTTTTTTTACGGTTTACCGCGTAAAGTTTTCAAACGGCAATGAGATCGTTGGTATGCCCGGTGTTGCCTACGCGATTAGAAGCAAAAAGGGGCGTATCGTTTTAGACGAAGCTGCTTTCACCGGCGAGTTTGACGAAATTATGAAAGCGGCGCTCGCCCTTTTGATTTGGGCGGGTTCGTTTTCGATTATTTCGACGCATAACGGAGATGACAGTCCGTTTTATCTTTTATTGAAAAATATCCGCGACGGCAAAGAAAAAAAGTGGAGCGTTCACCGCACCGCATTCAGCGATGCTATAAGCCAGGGATTGTATAAACGCATCTGTTTAAAAAACGAGAAAAAATGGTCAGCAAAGGGCGAGAAAGAATTTGTTAACGATATCCGCGATATTTACAAATCAAACGCCGAGGAAGAACTCGACGTTATCCCGTCGCGCAGCGGCTCGAAATATTTTCCATACGGAATGCTTGCCGCCTGCGCTGTCGGCGCGGACAGGCTGCCCATCGTGCGGCTTGACTGTAAAGACAGTTTTACATGGGAGAAGCCCCGGAAACGCCAGGAAGAAATCAAAGAATGGTTTGAAGTTGAAGCAGCTCCCGTTTTGCGTAACATCAAAGGGACGTGTTTTCTTGGGCAGGACTTCGCGCGAAGCGGCAATTTATCCGTGATCTGGATCTGCGAGGAAGAAAAAAAGCAGGATTTAAACAGCCGTCTTATTATCGAACTGAATAACGTGCCTTACGATCAGCAGTGGCAGATTCTGTGTCTTATTAATCAACATTGCAAATTGGGAAACGTTGCGATAGACGCAAGAGGGAACGGACAGGCGCTTGCCGAAGCTGCGGCGCAGCGGCTGCCCTGCGGAGCTGAAATGGTAATGATAACACGCGCATGGTATGCGAATATTTTTCCGAAATTAAAAAACAGGCTGGAAAGCCGCGACTTCATTCTGCCCGACGATCAGTACATTCTCTCCGACTTTGGAATAATTATATTAAAAGACGGACAGCCTGTTGTGCCGCGTGAAGAAAAGACCGACCGTGATGGTACAAAAAATAAGCGGCACGGAGACGGAGCTGTCGGCGCCGCCATGTGCCTGTACGCATGGGAGGAAGGGAGCGCGTGCGCTCCTCCTGTAATCGTTTCCACCGGAGCGAGCGCTGATACAATGTTTCTTGGGTATCAATAATGGCAAGAAAGAGAACGCCTGCGGCGCAGGAACTTACAACACAGATTGTGGACATCTCATCGTCAATGAGATCGATTGTCGGTTATCTTGACGATACAAGCGGCTGGCTCGCGTCAGTCGGCGAAAGCCAAGAAGTGTTCACCAGAATGATGAACGATCCCAAAATCGAATCGCTTGTCGGAAACCGCAAAGATCGCGTACAGCAAATGTACGGATCGTTAACCGACAGCGGCAGCAGGATGATAGACGAGGCTTGCCGCAAACATTTACCGTTCAATTTGATTTATAAGCTCAACACGATTTTGTTAAATGCCATTCCTTTCGGCATAGCGTTATGCGAAATCGTATGGGATAAAAAAGACGGGCTTTATGTTCCTGTCGGTTTTATCCCCATTCCCAGAACCGCGATCACGTTCCCGCAAAACGGACGATACGGAGTACCGCACTTGTCAGCATTAAACAAACCGCTGGACGAGCCGTACAAGTTTATCATACACAGAAACGATAAAGGCGACGGCAATCTGTGGGGAACGCCCGCGCTTCGCAGCTGTTATTGGCCGTGGAAGTTCAAGCAGCTCGGTTTCCGTTTCTGGATGCAGGCGGCGGAACGCCTGGGCGTTCCGTCAATACTCGCGTTATTTGAAACCAGAACCGCCGAGGAAGCCCAGCAAAGAGCCGCAGTTATAACAAACGAATTGCGCAACGTGAAAAGCGGGTCTTCAGGCGCGTTCGCCAACATCAAAGAGATCAAAGTGGTGGACGGCGCGATTAAGGACTTTGAGACAATCATCCGCGTCTGCAACGAAGAAATCTCCTACGGAATCACAGCGCAGTCCTTGATGACAAGTCAGGCGGAGTACGGGACAAAGAGCCAGGGGCTGCTTCACTCGGAAACTTACAAATCCACAACCATTCACGATGCGTATTTGATCCAGCAGTCGATTCAAGTACTGTATAATTATTTTGTTGAGGTAAATTTTCCGGGAGCTGCCGCGCCCATGTTCGATATTGACAGCACGGACTTTGCCGACTGGGAAGTTATCCGCGACGCGATTGACCGCAATATTCCCGTGTCGCTTAACGCGCTCTATGACAAGGTGCATCTGCCGCGCCCTGATCCTTTAAAAGCGGGAGATTCTTTTGTTAAACCCTCGTCATCGGGGATGATGTTCGGCGATAGCGTGCGCGACAGTTTTTTTTTGCAGACAAGATATCGAAACTAGAGAAAGCCCGCAGGAATGCCCGCGTAAACGCGAAAAAACTTGATCTGCTTGAAAACCTCTATCGTCCTGCAATCGCGATAAGTTATGGAAAACGTTTGCGCGACTATGTGATGATGGTTGCCGCCGATCCTTCGATGCTTCATTCAAATTACGTACTGCCTCCTGATTTCGATATCATGACTGAAACTGCTGAAGTTTTTACAAGAGCGCTGTTGCTTGGCATGATACCGGAGACAAATCAAAATAATTTCGCGGAACCCTTGCCAGATGAATTTCTGCCTTACGAGGAAGCTGTCGCGTACATGAATAAGCGTCTGCCTGTAGACCGTGAAACCTATTACGCGTTATCTGACAAGATGCGCTACCGCGCTTTTACCGTAAGCCGCCTTGCAGACGGTGATGCCGTTCGCCATGTGCAGTCAATGATAACAAACGCGATGGAGAAAGGCAGCGGCATGAATGAATTTTTACAGCTGACGGAAGGACAGCTCGCCGATGCCGCGGGAATGGGCAAGGGCGCAGGCTGGTATTATGAAACCGTTTACCGCACCAATACGGCGACAGCGTACAACGTGGGACGCGCAATCGGGTTTGAAGAAGTGCCGCCCATCGCGCTAGAGCTTATCGGCATTGACGACTCCAGGCAGACAGAGCTCTGCCATTCGCTGACGGTGCCGCCTTTCCGCCGTCCTTACGACGATCCGGTGTGGGACACAATGTGGCCGCCGTTTCATTTTAATTGTCGCACAACGATACGCGCGATTTATGACGAATCAGAAATTGACGACGCCGGAGAAGCGGAAAATTTTTACACAAAAGGTACGCCGGATTTTACACCGGCGGAAGGTTTCGGGAAATATCCGATAGAAAAATCTGACTCATGGTGGGATCTTACCGATTCGATGCAGGATAGAGCGAAGGATTACGGGCTTACAAATGAGTTTGAACACGCAAAGGAAAAACTGATAAATGAAACAAAAGAGGATGATCCGATAAGGATTAAAATGCAACAGGATTTGGAAAGCGAAAAAGAAATCACAGAACTTGGGCAGATGGTAATTGATAAGGCGAATGAAGAAAACAGAGATATAATCGAGGTGCTCAAAGAATACCGGGAGTTTGGAACTGATGAAAAACACACATGGACTAAGGGTTCAGATTCAGAGGCAAAGAACAAAATGTTAGACGCTCATCAATATTATCCTAAAGAATGGCTTGAGAAATCGATAGAAGCATCAAAAGAAAATCCGATAATCTTAGCGCGGGGTAACCGAGGTGCTCATGCAGTGTACCCTCGATTAAAAATAACACTTAATTCAGAGGATTCCTGCGCTACACACGAACTTGCTCACAGAATGGAGTTTGTTATGCCGGAGATAGCCAAAAGAGAAAAAGAATTCTTTGAAAGAAGGACAGCACCATATGGTAATGAAAGAAAAACTCTTAATGAAATGGCAGGCGTTAATTATTATCGAACAGATGAATACGCGATGGATGGAAATTTTAACAATCCTTACATGGGTAAAATATATAAAGGTGATTACTTCTTTGAACTATTATCTACTGGTATTGAGAAAATATTTTTTGGGCGTTATAATGAAAAGGTAGACTTAGATTTTGATGCTTTCATTATAGGATTGCTTTTGGGGGTGTGAAATGTTTACAATAACAGGTTTGTTCCAAGGACGTGTCGCTACTATTACATATAATATTTCGTATAACAAAAAGCTAGAAAAAGGCGGTACGCTCACAGGTGATCAGTCGGTTATAGATAAAGCAAAGTTTGAAAACACGCAAGCGCATGGATATTTAGGACCTATACCTGCCGATGTCAACAAGGATTATCTTTTTCATGAATTGCCTGCTCATGCTCTGCTTACAAATTTTGTATTTGAATCAATTATCTCCGAAGAAAACGACTGGGAACCCTACGATCCTGATTTAGTCTATTAATCACCCCACAGACCCCGTAAATATACCCCATTCACCCCCCGTTGAATAGTGGTGAATTTTAATCGAAAATAAAAAAAGGTATAATTTCCCCTTTTAGGGGGTAAACC